TGCCATCTAAAGCTATTTTAATTATAAATAGAACTGAACTTATTTTTTTGTATGCTCTTCTACTAATTTATCAATTAAATAACGCCTAACAAAAATTGGCATGGATAAATAAGAATCATAGTCCAAATGCAAATGTTTGGCTAAATAATAAAATTCGTCTAACGAATATTTTCTATAATCAGAAGAAAGGACGAAAAAATTCCGGTCCAAAATTAATTTGGACATTTATCCTCTCTCCGGAAGGACAAACAATTTCTTTTGATAAATCCAATCTTGGTTCATTTTTTAACATGAAGTTCCTGATATGTTTTGAATCCATAATTGGAAGGACTTCAATGTTCTTTGAGATTTCACCCAAATCTCCGCTACCATTTATTTCAACAATTTGCTTTTGCAATCTCCAAGTGACAACTGGTGCTGTTCTATTTTTTGGATAAGTTTCAGCATTTTTTTCAATTTCATTACGCTCTCGATAAGTTAATGGTTTTAACTTAACGGTCATGTTTGATTTTGGTAATGTTGTTATATAAAAACCATTCTCATCAGGTTCGACTTCAGGTTTAACAATATCCAAGCTATCTAAAGCGATAACGGCATCAAATTTTTTGCTTGTCTTTGGGTCAACAGCACTGATATTATATTCAGGACCGAATGATGTATTTCTTAAAAAGATTAAGATTGCTTCAATATCACCATTTAACAAATCTTCCGGTCTCAAATCTGGTTCATAGACTTTGGACCTTAACAAATTCATAACTAAATCATTATTTTCTGACGCTAAAAGAATGTTTTCATCAGCAGCGGTCAAATAACCAACTTTAACAGATTTTTTCTTGTTTTTATAAAAAATACCCTTTGATGGTAATATTACAACATCGTGGGGTAAGTTAAAATTCATTTGACCATATTGAGTATCTAGATTTTCCATATTAATAATAATTTACTAAACAAAATAAGCTTTGTTGAAAATTAATCAATGGTTAATATTTATATTAAAATTTCGATGTTAACAAAAAATATAATTAGAAAATTATTGCGGGAACAAAATGAGTCAAGAAGCAATTATGATGCTGTGATTAATAATTTTAAAGGAATTCTTCCGCAAGAATATTCAGAAAAGATTGATGATGTTTTTAAAATAATAAAAGAATATATACAATCTGAAGGATTTGTTTTAAAAGTTTTAAATAATTGTCAAGTACCTTTTAAGGGCGCAAGAACAAAAAATTTTATCATTATTTGTTCACCAAAAAGTTACCAAAATTTAGCTGATTTTATTTATGTTTTATTTCATGAGATAAGACACGAAATTCAAATGGGGAAATTAAAACAAACAAATCCAATGTCTGGAGATATTGAAAATTTTGATGAACTATACGAAATGTATTGGAATATGGAATTGGATGCCCATGAATATGGTATAGAATGGGTAGATAAAATGAGAAATATTCTTAACCTACCCGCTAGATATTACACATTGTCATCATTTGTTACCACATATCCGACTATGGGTCACTATGTTAGAAACTCAATTGAACAAATTAATAGAACAATAAAAGATTTGAAGAGTAGAGGTTATGAATATAGCGATTTGGGGGATTTACCAATGATTAAATCAATAATTGATAAGCTTGAAGATTTATTTGATTAAATCAAGTTCCCACCTTATCGCACCACAATCATAAATTCGATGAATTTTTCTTTCGGACATTATGTCCTGTTCTGTTTTATTTTCATCAAACCCCTGTTTAACCAAAATCGATTTTCTAAAATTAAAACGGTGATGTCTTACTCCATTAATTACATACCAATAATTTGGTTTGGATTGTGATATTTTTGTGAAACCCAATTTTTCATATAAACCACCATTGAATAATCTAATGTCAGAATATGATACAATTTTATTTGGTTTGTAATTCTTAATAAAGAAGTTTAATAGTTTTGATGCGGATCCAATCACATTGGTATTAATTTTATTCGCGAATCTAACTAGTTCCCATTCGCTTTCTTTTCCACCCATTATTATCCTTCCTTTTGAAAAGGTCATTAATGAAATCAATTCTTCGTTATAACATAAACCAATTTTTATTGATGAATTTGCTCTTCCCTGAATATGATTCTTCTCCAAAAAATCATAACATTCTTTTGAGTTAACCAATTTAATTGTACAATTTCTAGCGTATATTTTATTTTCTGAAACACCAAATCGATTTTTTAAAATTGATTTTACAATATCTTTTTTTCTATTCCATTCATCCTCAAAAATATGAATAAGTTCAATATTATTTGAATTTGAAATCTCAGTTTTTCTTAAATGAAATTTTTCATCCTTAAATAATTCTGAATGCCAATACAACCCATTTAATTCGATACCAATATTTTTTTTAGAAATGAAAATGTCAATTTCCATTTTTTCTTTATCTGTTTTATAAGATTGAATCGTATTAAATCCAAGCGAATTAATAAAATTATTAATTTCAAGTTCTTTAGATGAAATGAAACTTTGACCTAATTTATTGCAGTTGGTACAAACAATGTTGTTATCAAGTATTCTTTCATAAAAAACTTGTTTGTGAATATTATAATTAGAGTCACATTTATCGCAAAATACAGTTAAAAGTTTACCATTAATATCAATTATTTCGTAGTCTGAATATAGCTCTCTATAATTTCTAATTATTAAATTTTTAAACTCTGTCGTTTTTGAAAAATTATCGAATCCATAACGTTCAAGACAAGTTTTTTTATATTTTTCAATATTTGAATAATTTTCATTATTGTATTTTAATAATTTGGTTTTTTTCATTTTATCAATATTGACAAAATTTTCATCACCATATCGTTCTAACTTTGTTTGTTTTTGTTTTTTTACAAAGTCTTGGTGTTGTGGATAAAAATCAATTCCATATTTCTCGTTGAAGGTAATTTTTTGTCGCTTTAGCATCTCGTCTTTATTTGTATTAATGCAAAGTAACGAACAAAATTCTCCGTATGGCGTGTCAAATCTTTCTCTAAATTTTAAGTCTTTAGAACAAGTAATACACTTTGGTCTTTCTGTTAATCGATTATAATAAAACCAAATTTTTTCTTTAAAAGAAAGTTCTAAATTAACTTGTTGAGAATAATTAATTATTTTACCGTATAAATCTGGGTGATTATCAGATAACCAATTTTCTCTGGTTTTATATCCGGATTTATTATCTGTTGTGAAAAAAGAAAATTCCATATATTTATACTTTTTATATAAATATATGGAATTTAAATTTGGATGTAAAGGATACGCTAGATTGAATAAATTTTTAATAAACGAGGATGCAACGATCCGGTCTAAGCGTAGCTTGAATTGTTGCTAAACCATCCTGAGTATAGTTCAAATCTTGGAAGTCAACACCGATTAAGAATGTGCCTTGGAGAATCCATTTTTCAACAACAACACCAGTAGGATCTAATAATTCAAGGTCAATATCTTTCTTATATCCAGCGGCATAACCCATTCTACCTGTTACAGATTCTGCATGTAAACGAACCCACTCCATAAGTGCTTGAGCCGCAGAAGGTCCAATAGGATCTCTAAAGGTTACATTAATTGTATCCCAAGTAAATCTACCAGCCACATAAGTTTCTGTATTTAAGAAAGGAATAGCTGTTGGATTGATTTTAATTGAAGGTCTTTTGGTTGATTCTACGTACCACTCGTTAATACCCAACGAAGAAGGAAAACGTAATATAAACCTATTTTTTCTTTTAGGTTCATAGGGTAAGGGCATTTTCATAAGTAAGTCTGCCATGTTCTATAATTTTTAATTTTTTTATTTCTTATCTATAAATACTATAACTTTTAAAAAATTTTCTATTTACTTTTGTTTTTTTAAAATTATTTGTTCTATAGAAGTTCTTTTATATAAATATATTATATTAATATTTTTCTTTCTTGCCTGTACCAGTATAATAAGTTTTTATTTAAAAATCACACTCCATCTTCCTGTTTCGGGAATAACCTCATTTACTTGTAAAATATTATTTTGTAAATACTCTCTGAAATTAGTGATTCCAAATTTCTCAAAACCACTTCTAGGAACAAGGCTCCAATTTTTTGTTTTTATCGCTTCCGCAATTTGTTTGTTTAAGTCATCAAAAGACAGTTTTACACTAAACTTTGAAAAGTCGATGTTTTCTGGTTTCCACTCATACCACCTGTTAGAAACTCTTTGTCCTGAAAACATATTACGTACCGCACTTGTTGAAGCTCCAGCCGTATTTGATTGAGCAGCACTTCCTGACTGACTAGGTTGTGCCTTAGACCTAATATCTTTCCATCCAGTATTACCCTTACTTTTAGCATAACTATTAAGAAATTTTTTTACTTGTTCTTGAGCCATTTGAGGATTAGTTCCACTTGGATCAAAGGCGTATATTAATTTGGCTTCTAAAGTTTGTATGTCATCAATTTTACCACTTTTTAATGATAAATTAACAATATCATCAATATTTTTCGCCAAAGCGACTTCAGTGGTTCGAAACGCTTTTATTAGATCATCTTCTGATTGAGTTATAGCCTTTCTTGCAAATTTAGACAATGCACCAATAAATTGACTGAATATATCTTCATTTAATAATGTATTTTTATACATTCCGAGAATATTGTTTTTTTCTTCTTCTGTTATAATAAATTTTTTCATAATAATATTTTTATATATATATCAAAAAAAAAAAATAAACGATTTAAAAAAAAATTATTTATTTTCACCATTTTATTTCAGCGGCGGTTTTTTTAGAACTTTCGGGCGGTGGGGTATTCAAATCAAACGATGGTGCGCCCCAGTATTTATCATAAACCTTATCATAGGCAACTCCAATCCCCGTATACGCACCGACTACACCTGAAAATTTTAAACCACTTTTGGTAATGTTTATTAATGCTTGTCTTGTTTTATTATCCGCAACTTCAACTTTATTAATCGCTTTATTTGCAATATTTTTACTATATTGATTTAATTCTTGGGTGATTAACGATTGTTCTTTTGATAATCCATTAACGACATTTAATTCATCAGCGGTTAATGTTCCTCCTTTTACCAATTTAGTTGATAACGCCTTCATCCCTTTTTGACCTAATTTACTAATTGCCGGTATTTTTGAAACCACCTTACCTAATAATGGTAATACTGAAAACATTGCGACCATACCAGCGGTTTTTTTATCTCCATCATTATAATATAAAGCCGCATCCATAAAACCTAACCCCGCACTAATAAAAATTCCAACAACAGGGATAAAGGCGGTTGCTATTTGAGCAACTAATAATACTGTGTGGGGGTCTATTTTTTGAATTGCTTCTCGTTGTCTTTCTAAAGCGGGTCCAGTAGTTTCTGGCTTACCTTGTTTATAACCAAATTTTTCAATTTGAAAAGGCATTTTTGAATCTGGTTGTTCTAATAAAATATTATATTGTCTTTCGGTTATTATTATTTTCATGTTTTTATTTATATATTTCATACTATGAATAGTGCGAGTTCTAAAAAATTTTCTATTTACTTTTATTTTTTAATAAATTATACTCATACTAAATAATAGTTGTTCTATTATATAAATATATTAATTAATATTTTTCTTTTCTTCCTTTACCTGTATAATATGTTTTTATTTCAGGTTGGTCTTTAAAATGAGATTTTATTTTACTGATGTTCTTTATATCATCATCTGAAAAACCAATTATAGGAATAAAATAATTTTTAACATTATTTTTAAGATAAGCTTTTTGATTTAATTTCGTTGAGAGCTTTTTAACATAATTTGAAAATTCCTTAAGAGCTTTAACTTTTGCATTTTCAGGATTAAGCTCATTTTCGTTTCCATATGAAACCGGATAAAACTTACACATACTAAGATATTCTCTAATTAATTCTATATCAGACAAATCTTCATCATCTGCGATGTCTCTATATTTTCTCAAATTTTTAACCAACTCTTTTCTATCAATTCCATTAAAATCTGAAATAATATAATTATAAACCCCCTGTTTTATTGTCTCAGGTGAATGTCCTCTTGCTGTAATAATCGCAAATATTGATCCACCATTTATGCTCTCAACGAAATCATTCCATGATGGTCCGGGTTTTGCAAGCATTGCATCAATTAAGAAATCTTTATTTCCTGCTGATTGAAAGTTTTTAAATGCGTTTTCCGCAAAACCAACAATATTATTTCCATTATATTCAAATTCTTCTTCCCCAATCTTGTCTCTATGCTTTGCATAATCTTCGGTTGTCATTCCAACTTCTTTTCCTTCATCGGTTAATAAGAAGATTCTGGTGGGCATTGTAACGATGTTATCATCCCAATCAAAAGCATAATACTTTAATATTGGCGACCCCAACTCAGCGATTTGTTCTGTTAATTTATATATCATATCGATAAATAGTTTGGAAGATTGTAAATTGTTTTGTATCTTTGTTCAAACATGTTATAGAATGATACAAATTTTTTTGGGGATAACAATTTTTTTATTTATTTTGTTTTCTTTGTTGGCATGGTTACCAACAAAATTTGATATTCAGAATAAAAAATACTATTCTTTATCCGAATATGTTATTCTTATGTTTTTTGTTAGTATGTTGATTTTGGTGTATTTGATGATTAGTGAAATAATTTAAAAAAAAAATAAGTAAAATGAAAAACGTAAAAATAATGATGGTATTAATTATTTGTTTAATTTCGACTATTTCTTTTGGTCAAACACCAGCAGATAGTGTTTATATTATGAAAGAAACTGATTCAATGAGTGGTAAAAACTATATATATGGAAACAGATCACTTATTGTTGCAAATGATGTTGGTAAGGTGGGATTTCGTGTTGAAACTTACATAAGAGATAATATGTCTTTTGGATTTATTATGGTAACAATGGTTGGTATTGGTACTTGCAATGAAAATGATGAAATTATAATTCTTTTTGAAAACGGTGAAAAAATTACAAAAAAATCTTGGAAAAAATTTAATTGTAATGGGGAAGCATATTTTAATTTAACGGATAAAGAAATTGATTTGTTAAAAAAGATACCAATGTCAAAAATTAGAATGTCAAACGGTAGAAGCTATGATAGTTATACTGGTGATGTAAAAACAAAAGATAAAAGATATTTTATCCAATTATTCTACGCATTAGATAACAATCTAGTAACCGAAAAAAAGTGACTATTATAAATTTTGTTATTAAAATGAAAGTAAAAGAACTCATAGAAATATTATCAACCGTTAATCCGGAACATCATGTTTTTGTTAAAGGATATGAAGAAGGTTATAACGATTGTACCGGAATTAAAGAAATCACCGTTGGTCTAAATGTATACCATGAAGAATGGAATGGTAAGCACGAAAATGCGATGAATGAAAGCGTTGTTGATACGAGTGATTATGAAATAGTTAATGGAATAACATTTAAACCTGACCCACACACAAATGCTTAAAATTGAATCTTTTTTTGAAAGTACTATCTTTTATTGGTTACCAATTGGTTTTTATGATAAAATCAAAATGGACGATAATTCGGAATTTGAATATTCTGTTATTGAATGGGGATTTTGGTCATTTTTAATCTATAAAATTAATTAACATGGAAAAACCTGAAATTTTTGTTTGTGAATGTGGTTCATTATCGCACGTTTATCAATTGTGGTATGATGAAGAATTTGGTGATTTGCATTGGTATATCACCGTACCCCAATATCGAAATTTCTTTCAAAGAATTTGGAGAGCATTGGGTTATATTTTCGGAAAAAAACCTCGTTATGGTGATTATGATGGTATCATCATAAGTCCGGATGATATTAAAAAAATCCGCCCATTTTTGGATAAATCTGAGGTTCG